GCAGGGGGTCACTCTTCCGGCCACCGGGCTGTGGGTGGTGCAGAGCGTGCAGCACAGGCTGCAAAGCGGGCGCACGCAGGGGCCGTGGTTTACTCTGATAGAGGCGGCAAGGCCAGACCTTGCCGGGCAGGGCTTTGCACAATAGGCTGATTGGCACGCAGCGGCCAGAGGACAGCGCGAGCGACTTCAACGCGATGAATGCCGTAATCAGGCGTCTCCTATCCATGATGGGCGCCAACCTGCCCGTTCGTGTGGTGGCGGTGCATGGCGAGGGCCTGAACCCGGTGGGGTTTGTGGATGTGCAGCCCATGGTGCACCAGCAGGATGGCGCGGGCCGCACCGTGCCGCACGGTATTCTCTACAACGTGCCCTATATCCGTCTGCAGGGCGGTGCGCGGGCATTCCTGTGTGACCCGGCGGTGGGGGATATTGGGCTCATCATCATCTGCGGGCGCGATATTTCCACCGTCAAGACCACGCGCGATGCAGCCGCTCCCGGATCATTCCGCCAGCATGACATGGCCGATGCCCTCTACCTTGGCGGCCTGCTGAACGCCGCGCCAAAGGAGTATATCGGCTGGGTTGGGGGGGATGTGCATGTCAGCACTACGGGCCGGTTTGTTGTCGATGCCGCAGCCTGCGTTATTGACTGCGACGTAACGGTTCGCGGGGCGGTATCCGCCACGGGCGATATGCAGGCAGGCAGCATCAGCCTGGAGACGCACACCCATACCGGCGTCATGAGCGGAAGCGGAAAAACAGGCGATCCGGAATAGGCGCAAGACTCATTGCTTGAGGTGGAAAATGAAGCTTGCTGCGATGTGGATTGCGGACATGAGACTATGAGCGCGCCTGCCATACCGCGTTGTTACTCTTCGTCGATCTTCAGGCGCTTAGAACGGCAAGCCCGCTCCGTCAGGGCGACGAAAATTCTGTCAAAAACACCCAGGCGGCTCCGCCGGATGATGCGGTTGTATAATGTCTTATACGGACCATGCGCTTTCGGGGTGCCTTTTGACTGAAGATCCCTTGATTCAATCCTGGTTGTCCTGCCTAATCTCAATGTCAGGTTTGGATTTGTAGATGCAAATCCGGCAGTAGATCACCCTACGCGGGGGTTGCGCTGGATGGCGATGCTGAGGCGGGCTACCTTAAGAAAGAATTTCTACCGTTCAAAGGGCCATTTCAAGCAGAAAATCAGCATTATGACTGACGGAATAGATTGATCCGTGACAGATGTTTCAGGTTTTTGGAGCCGCGAGATGCTGTGGCTTGTATTGGGTCACCTTAGGCTTATCCTGTCCGGCCTTTGTTCCGAAAGCGCCTCAAAAGGGTGCATTATCGTGAAACTTGATTCGCGACAGCGGATCTGGAGTAGCAACGATCATCTTATAACGGTGTCAAGATGAAATATTTATACTTGTTTCTTATTTCTTATTTTTTTGTATTCACAGATTTCTCTTATGCTCAATCTCCACCGGCTTGTGAGCATTGGCCAAAAACTATGGCTCTTATGAGCCTGAAGAACGCAGGAATTACTGATCCAGGTCATGTAAATGAAGCGGCAACAAAGGTTGTCCTTTTGGCTTACCAAGCTCTACCAAACGGTATTTTTACAGAAATATATGACATTACTTATTTTTCCAATGATGGGAAAAATGTGTTTGAAGTTATAACGTCAAGTGAATCTTCTTATGAAGAATGTTCTATGTCTGATGTTACAACATTTCTTATTTCTAAACGCCTGGAGTGATTCTGGGGCCTGTCCGGGAGCCAGGGTAAAATCAGGGGCCTGATCCTGGATAAAACACAACGCCTTGGGCGTTTGGGAGACAATCCATACCATGTCAACGCTGCTTCTGGACAGGTCCACCTGGGATCTGGCGCTGGATTCAGGCGGCAATCTTGCTCTTGCCACGGCACCTTATGCTGTCGTGCAGGATGTGTCCTGTGCTGTCCGGGTCTTTGCGGGTGAGTGCTGGTACAATACCGGTACAGGTTTGCCGTACAGGCAGAATATTCTGGGTATTTCACAATCCGCATCGGTTTTCCGCGCGCAGGCGGAGGCGGTTGCGCAGGCTGTGCCCGGCGTTGCCTCGGCCCGGTGTATCATTACCGCCCTTGGGGTGGATCGCAGGCTTTCAGGAGCCATTCTTGTCACCACAACCGATGGAATAACGCAGAGTGCCGGATTCTAGCAGTACGGGAACCACCTCGGTTCCATCGCCTTCTTTTACGGATGCGGGGTTTGTGGCTCCGGCGGAGAGCGACATTCTCACCGGCGCGCTGGCCGACCTTAACGCGGCCATGGGGGGCAACCTCAACACCGATCTGTCTACCCCGCAGGGCCAGTTGGCCATGTCCTTCACGGCGGCGCTGGGCGATGCGTACGACCAGTTCCTTGCCATCCTCAACGGGGTTGACCCGGAGCGCGCCTTCGGGCGGTTGCAGGACGCCATTGGCAATATCTATTTCATGAGCCGTAAGGGGGCCACGGCCACGGTCGTTACGGGCGTTTGCACGGGGGCAGTGGGCGTTGTGGTGCCTGCTGGCACACTGGTGCAGGACGCGGGGGGATACACCTATGCGGCGGACGGGGCCATAACGCTCGACGCCACGGGCACCGGAACAGGCACGTTCTCCTGCACCACGCTCGGGGCTATCGACTGCGCGGCCAATAGCATCAGCCTGTACCAGTCTGTAACCGGGCTTACATCCATCACCAATCCGGCAGCGGGCGTGACAGGCTCGGATGAGGAGGGCCGGGCCGCGTTCGAGACGCGCCGGGCGGCGTCTGTCGCGGGCAACAGTGTGGGCTCGCTCAACGCCATTGCCGGGGCTGTCAGCGCGGTGGAGGGGGTTGTGGCTGTTTACGTGGCCGATAATGGCACCGCCGCTGCCGTAACCACGGGGGGTGTCAGCCTTGCGGCCCATAGCCTGTATGTCTGCGTGAGTGGTGGTACGGACGAGGCCGTGGCGCGGGCCATCCTGTCTAAAAAACCACCGGGCTGCGCTTATACAGGCACCACGACGGTTACGGTCACAGACCCCAACAGCGCCTATCAGACCGCGCCGTCCTACGCGGTGTCGTTCACGCGCGCTACGGCCACACCGCTCTATTTCGGGGTGACAATCAAGGCGGGATCATCCGTGCCCTCCACGGCGGCCACGCAGATCCAGGCGGCCATTCTCGCGGCGTTCGAGGCTGATGGAGGCGATGCCGGTGTTATCGGCGGCACGGTCTATGCCAGCGCCTATTACGCGGCGGTGGCGGCATTGGGCACATGGGCGAAGATCGTGGAAATCACGGTCGGCATAGCGGCTTCCCCCGCAGGGTTTACCGCGGCGCTCAACATAGACCAGATCCCCACGCTTGATACGAGCGCCATTGTGGTGACGGTTGCCTGATGGACAACATCCAGCAAACCATCCTGTCGCAATATGCGAACAGCCCGGCGCTATGCAGCATTATTGATGCGTGGAATCAGGCGCTCGACCCCGCCAGCCTGATAGACCAGTGGTACGCCCTTGTCTGGAACGTGAAGACCGCGCAGGGATACGGGCTGGATGTATGGGGCCGCATTGTCGGGGTTTCGCGCGTTCTGAGCATTGCATCGGTCGATTATCTCGGCTGGCGCGAAGCGAACGACCTGACGGAAGAGGGCTTTAATCAGGCGCCATGGTACAGCGGCAAGGATGCCACAAGCAATTACCGCCTGTCGGATGATGGCTACCGCCAGCTTATCTATGCCCGCGCGCTGGCCAATATCTCGGATGGCTCCATCCTTTCCCTCAACACGATCCTGACCACGCTGTTTGCCGGTCAGGGCGATGCGTATGTACGGGACAATGGCGACATGACCATGACCTATGTTTTCAAATTTGTTCCGACGGATGTGCAGGTCAGCATCATCCAGAACAGCGGCGTGCTGTCGCGCCCGGCGGGTGTGGGTATTTCCTATTCCATTGAGGCGGCTTCCTGATGAAAAGCACTGATAACCGCAGGCTGTTTGATACGCTGATTGGTGCGTCAGCAGCGACCGGCAATATTGCCACAATCCCCGCAACGCAGGGCACAGCGGGAGACGGCACGGCCTCCATTGCGCTGGCCTTCCCGCCTGAAACATTCATTGCCCGCGCCGCCGGGGGAGAACCGCCGCGCGGGGCGGACATGAACGGTTTTCTCAATCTGCTGTCCAGTGCTGTTCAGGTGCTTCAGGCAGGGTATCTTGGCCCGTTTGACGCCGCGTTTGCGGCGGGCATTGGCGGGTATCCGGCTGGGGCCATTGTCGCGGGTTCGGCAGAGGGTGCGTTCTGGGTTTCCACGGCGGATTCCAACACAACCGTTCCGGGGGCATCGGGCGCGAAATGGAAAAGCCTGTTCGACGGCTACGCCACGCAGGCATGGGCTACCGGACAGTTTGTCAGTTCAACGCTGTTTTCAGATACGAACAACATAGGCGCGGCCTATTTCGGGTATCGGACAGACCTCGGCTACGCCTGGATGAATTATAAGAACAGCGCGGGCGCATATGCGCCGGTTGTTCTGGCCGACAGGGCGTGGGTGAATGGCAGCTTTGCTACTCTGAGTGGCCTTGCGGGCGAGGCTGCCGCACGTTCCAGCGCGGATACGACTCTCGCTCAGGCCATCACGAACGAAACCACGCGTGCCGAGGAGGCAGAGGCCCAGAAGGCAAACCTTGCAGGCGGGAATTCGTGGTCAGGCACTCAGAATTTCGCGGATGATCTTGTTGTTGCCTCCGGATACAAGGTTTCCATAGCGGATGCAGAGGGAGCTGGTTCCCTTTACACATGGCCTGAATATTATGCGTCCGGCAGACTGTCGGGCCTGAATGCCGTTACGCATCTCCTGGATAGTAGCGGTAACGCTATGCAGTGGTTCGCGCTGAATGGTGGTAACGGGAGGCTGTACACCAGCGCGGGAAACGTAGCGTTTCTCTCTGACATGCCGCAGGCGGCTATTATGAACAGTTCCAATCCCAATGCGACAGGTGTTTCAGGTTCTCTGTCGTTTACGGCGGCCCATGCCGGGTTTCTCAAACTGGATATCAATTCCGCGAACAGTGGGGCACATAAAGTCAGCTCCTCTTCGGTTTCCGGCACTGGATACCTATCACTTGGCGGCGGTTTTAACTCTCCAGAAGACTTGCTTGTGGGGTCGTTCGTTATAACCTTCGCGGCTGGGGCGGCTGTTACCATCAACGTGTCGATCGTGTACACCGGCACGTCATCCACGAACTACCTGAATGCAACAGGGGTGATCGTCTACAATGCTTAAATATTAC